ATACCGAACTAAATGCCGACAATACTGACGCTAGTGCAGACGCAAGACGTATTACTCCACAAAATACAAATGCATATAGTGGTTATTTAATTGGTGATGGACTTGCTCCTAATGGTGAAAATGTTACAATGGGCACAAGTTTTCCGGGAGATTCACAAGAAGGCGATTTTGTTTTAAGATTAGACTTTTTACCTAACAGATTATTTAGATATAACGGATCACGTTGGGTCAAAATAGAAGATGATGTACGTAGTAAGTTAACACCAGGCACAGGAAATACTCAAAGAGATACTTTCATAAACAACACTGCCACATTTACTGCAGACGATAATACAGTTGCAAATCAACGACAATCACTTAGTGATGCACTTAAACCTAGAGAAGATTAATGCCACAACAATTTTTCTACGATCAACAAATTAGAAGATTTCTATTACAGTTTATACGTGCATTCAGTAACTTTCAAGTTGAATATGGTAAAGACAGAGATGGCCTTACTACACTACAAACAGTGCCTGTAAAATACGGCGATGCTACACGTATGGTAAGTGGTATCCTTAGGGAAAATAGTGAGAATAAAATTATTCCTACACCTATGATAAGTTGCTATATTACAGGTTTAGAGTATAATCCTGAACGTAGACAGGATCCAACTTTTGTAGATAAAAAACATATACGTATGAGAAAGTTTGATCCCGATACGAACAGTTATACTACACAACAAGGAAATGCATTCACTATAGAAAGAATGATGCCTGTTCCTTATACGCTTCAAATGAGTGTTGATGTTTGGACAAGTAATACAAATCAAAAATTACAATTACTTGAACAGTTGTTGGTGCTTTTTAATCCTGCATTAGAAATACAAAGTACTGATAACTATTTAGATTGGACAAGCCTAAGTTATATAGAACTTGCCGCAACACAATTCACTAGTAGAGCAATACCTCAAGGAGTAGATGACCAAATAGACATTGCTACATTACAATTTACAGTACCGATATTCTTAAGTGCACCTGCAAAAGTTAAAAAATTAGGTGTAATTAATAAAATTGTAGCAAGTATATACGATGATAATGGTGGAATAGCAGATGGTGTGATTGATGGAGAGATACTGTTAGGCACAAGGCAAAAGTTCACACCAATGAACTTTGGTATAATATTACTAGGTAATACTGTACAGATATTAGACAGAAGCGAAACTACAACAAATAAAGTAGACTATAGTCCACTTAATGACCCTCCAACTAAAGTAGGAACAGATGATGTAAGTTGGGCTGCACTAATAAACCAATATGGCGAACTACAAGGTGGTATAAGTCAATTACGTTTAGAAACTGGAGGAAGTGCAGAAATAATAGGCACAGTTGCTTTCCATCCTAGTGACCCACATAAACTTTTATGGACAGTGCAGAGCGATACTATACCAACAAACGATTTATCAGCAATTACTAAAATTATTAATCCTCTTAAAACAGGACCTGATGCAGGATTGGCTTCTAGTGCAACAGGACAACGTTACTTAATTTTAAACGCAATAGGAAGTAGTACTAATACAGATGGCCCGGATGCATGGGGAGATTTAGTAGCAAGTGAAAACGATATAATAGAATATAATGGAACAAATTGGCAGATTTCATTTGATAGTAGTCAAGAAAAAGGCATACATTATTTGACAAATAGTCATACAGGTTTACAATATAAATGGACTGGTACTGAATGGATTAAGTCCTACGAAGGCGAATATAAGGCAGGCGATTGGTCTATAGTGTTATAATAAGTATTGTACTTTTGCTTGTACCTGTAAATTTATCACATAGCGAATTATTTGTAGTAGGTGGTAAAATGTATGTTCCACAAGACAAAAACAAACATTACGGACAACGTAATAAACTTACACGACAACAAAAAATTCAACAGGGTTCAATTCACCAACCTCGAATGGTTACATGTAGACTTAAAAAACGTATGAAAGCCAAAAACGGTGACGAAGTGTGTATATATCAAGGACAAAATCGAACTTACGAACTGGCAATCGAAAATAAATGTCCCCGTGAATATAAATGTAAATATAATCCTTATGGAGAAGAACCTAATATCTATAGTGTGATAGAAGGCTTAAATGACGCAGTCAAGTAAACAGATAAATCAAAGTGTAGGTGCACTTTTTTTAAGTAAAAAAACAAGTAGATATCTTTTTGTATTACGTAGTGGTGCAAAATATGATAGCACATGGGCATTTGTTGGTGGTAAGGTTGAGAAAGGCGAAACTGAATATACTGCATTACAACGTGAAATTGTAGAAGAAATTGGTTTTATGCCATTAGTCTTAAAGACTATACCGGTTGAAAAATTTACAAATGCAAAAAATAATTTTACATATATCACTTACGTGTGTTTAATAGAAGAAGAATTTGTACCTAAGTTAAACGACGAACACAAAGGTTATGCTTGGAGTAAATTAGATAGTTGGCCAAAACCTCTACATCCAGGTGTGTTTACTACTCTACAAGTTAACGAAATTGCAACAAAAATAAAAACAATAGAAGATTTAATGTGCAACAGCACCTAAACTTGCTAAATTATAATATTGTAATACAGTAATTTCTTGAATGTTAGGAATCCAACTATAAGCCTCAGGCATTAACCCTATATCCTTTGCAATATAATAAAATTCTACATCGTCATATGTAAGGAATACTTTACAACAATCTGAAATAAATTTATCGTTGGCTCCTTCAACATTTACGTCTCTATATACGTCGTGCTGTCCATAATATATATTATCCTCAGGCTGACTGTAAGTAGTCATTCCAAGTAAAAATATTTTCTTATGTCCATCTGCACAAGCCAACCTAAGTGCAAGTGTACCTGCGTTAGCCGTATAGAGTTGGGGATATAAATGAAAATTTCCTTCATTTGTTATAATATTTTTTACACTACTATAAACAATATTTTCTTTTGCGTAATTAGTTTCTGCTATATCACTACATATATTTTTATTAATACAAATTAAGAAATCCGGAGAGAAATCTTTGTACAACAAGTTACAACCGTAGGTTTGTCCTACACTTCTTACTCCATCTGCACCACCAGTTTGTCCAGTTAATAAATTTAAGTCGAAATCTTTTCTACTTTTACTATTTCCTATCACGTGTGCAATACTATCGTGATCATCGTTGAATATAGTTTTTTCAACCCAAATCATACTGTCAGGATTGTTTCTATCTTTCCAACTTACATTTTGAGATACTGTTTCTCCTGTATAATCTTTAGTATAAAATTTGCCTTGTGGCATTATATTAAATCCAACCCATTTTTAATGTATTATTAAATCTTTCCTACAACAACTTCTATTACATCTGCGCCTGCGCCGTATTTGTCTTCTAATGCTTTTCCAATAACACTGCCTGTCATTGGATTACTTTCCTCTTTCCATGCTTCTGCATGACCTGATGTATCACTAGCAACCATTAAATCACCTTTTCTTATTTCGCCTATAACTTTGCAAGGCACACGCCCTATAAGTCCTACGGCTACACCGTCACTGTCACTATTCATTAGATATGCAGGATCAGTACTAACTATACCTGCAATACGTTTATCATACTTTGCAGTACATTCTGTAACTTCTTCTTCGCCACCAAAAACTAAAACTGTGCCTGCTTCATAATCTTTATCTGATATATACTTCTCTGCCAAGTCAGCATATTTGGCACTGGAAGCAACACCAGTAAAGGCTGCACTTGTTAGTGTTCCAGTACTTGGATTATACAATAGTCCACTGTCTTGTTTCACTGCAGTCAACGCACCACTTGTTGAACTTGCAAAATATACTAAAAAGTCAGTGTTAGTGCTTGTATCACTACTAATAGTTGCTCCAGCAGCCGCAAAAGATAAGTTACCACTTGCATCTGTAACCATTGCTTGTCCACTAGAACCATCTGCAGTTGGCATATTAAATGCAACACTGTTTGAAGTTAACACAAGCCTTGAACCGTTTGATGCAACACTTTCAGCAGCATCATTAAACTGGATTGACCTTGTACTATTGACTCTAATTCCAGTATCTGCAATATGTGTAAGGGTTACGTCTTGGTCATTACCTAATTGAATTGTACCTCCGTCTGCTAGAAATAAATCTGAAAACTCTACAGATGCTGTGCCAAGCGTTGCACCATCTGCACTACTAGGAACAATTGATGTACCAACTGTTGCAGTATTCAGTACTGGACTAGTCAATGTTTTATTAGTAAGAGTTTGTGTTGCAGTGTTTCCTGTCAGTTCCATTGCACCGCCTGCAGTACTTCCGTCATGCACTCTAATCACATCAAGTTGTTCATCAATGCTAAGTTCTCCTGCACTTCCTGTAAATGCATTATTTTGTGAAGTTGTTCCTCTTCTAAATTGTAATGTTGTTGGCATTGTCTTTCCTTATATTAACTAAATGCACCTAAGTCTACTGACACTGTAGATCCTATGGGTTCCATCATTGTGTATACTTCTCCCAAACTTACTCCAAAAGCATCTTGTGCTCCTGCAGTAAAAGGTGATTCTGCACTTCCTGTTTGGTTTTGTTGTTTTGCTAAATCAAAATTTCCTTCTGATGCTGGTGCAGTTGTAAATGTACTAGTCTGAAAACCACTTGCTCCGCCACCTCCAGATCCTATTCCTAAATTATTAGGAGTAATTTTTTTCATTGTGCCGCCATCATCTATCAACACAAAGTCAGCATCGCCACTGTCAGTCGAAGTTGACGGAGCGTCACTGTTTCCAGTAGTTAGTATTGTGTTGCCTTCTATAGTTACAACACCTGCACTTGATCTTGCTATTGTTGTATCACTGGCATGCCCTAATTCAATATTAGCACCTGTAGTTACATCACCTGTGAATTCACTTGTGCCTGCAACACTTAAATTAGTACTGTTTAATAGTTGGAAACTATCACTACGCAATCTTGCAGTAATAACATTTGATCCTGCTTTTCTATTAGCAAATTCAATTAGACCATCTTCTGTGCCATCACTTGCGTCTTGTATTTTTCCTGTAATTTTTGCATACACAACTTCTTGATCAGCATCGTTTTCACCTTTAAACTTTAATTGTCCTAAGTAATCTGCATCTGCTGGTGATGAACTATTACGTTTGAGTGCAATCACTGGACCGGCAGTGCTTGAATCTTCTGTGGTTGTGATAAGCAGTGCATCGCTTGTTGATGTATTTTCAATTAAAGCACCAGTACTTGTTGTCTCAAAAACGTTGGTACCGTAATGCTTTAGTTTCACTGCACCAGTTGAACCATCTGCCACAATATATTCAGCCAATCCTCCACTGCCGTCGTCTGTGGAAATTACAACATCAAGATCATTAGCATAGTTTG